TCCAGAAAGTATTCAACAATTTATTGACTTAAAAAGAGGTGATGAGTACACACCTGAAGTTGGTGCAAAAAGTGCATTGAATGAATATTCAGATGCAACTCTTATCATCTATAATAGTAATTTTAACGAGATATCAAAGGTTCATTTTAAGGATGTATTTCCAGTTTCACTCTCAACTATTGAGTTTGATGCAACTGCAGGAGATATCAATTACGTCACGGCCACAGCTACTTTTAAGTATTCTATATACAATATAGAAGTTATGATTTGATTTATGAATCTTGATGAAATTCAAGCATTATGGGATGAAGATTCAAAAATAGACCAAGATGAATTACACGTTGAGTCCACAAAGATTCCGTCCTTACATGCCAAATATTATAAAATTTATAATAACTTAAATCTCCTCAAAAAGATAGAAGATAATAAGTTAAAACAATTAAAAAGAGAGAAGTGGAGATATTACACTGGCAAGTCAGATCCAGAAGTTTACATAGATAAACCTTTTGATCATAAGGTTATGAGACAGGACATGGATTTGTATCTAAGTTCTGATGATGATCTAATTAAAATTCAAACTAAAATGGATTACTATCAGGTAATGTTAAATTATCTGGATAGTATTCTTAAAAATATAAACAACAGAACTTTTCAAATAAAGAATGCCATTGAATGGCAGAAATTTATTCGAGGATACAGTGACTGATATTATCATTAAGAAAAAGAATGAAGTATATGTGACTGTAAAAGCAGAACCACATATTAATCAGGAATTATCAGATCTTTTTACATTTGAAGTGCCTGGTGCAAAGTTTATGCCACAATATCGCAGTAAATATTGGGATGGTAAGATACGTTTGTATTCACCAGCCACAGGTGAGATATACGGTGGACTTGTAGATAAGATCGCATCATGGGCAAAAAAATCAGAGTATTCTTTAGAATTTGAAAATAATGAATTCTATGGTTCTCCTTTTGAAGAGAATGAAATGATTTCTCGTGAGGGAGTCAAGGAGTACATGACTCGCATATCAAAATATAAACCAAGAAAATATCAGATAGATGCAGTTTATGATGCTCTTCGTTACAATCGTAAACTTTTAATCTCACCTACAGCATCAGGTAAATCATTAATGATATATGCTGTTGTTAGATACTATGCAGAAAAAAATAAAAAGATACTTTTAGTTGTTCCTACTACATCTCTAGTCGAACAGATGTATAAGGATTTTGAAGATTATGGATGGGACGCACAAAATTATTGTCACCGAATTTATGCAGGTAGAGAAAAGACAAATGAAAATCCTGTTACAATTACAACTTGGCAATCAATATACAAACTCAAAAGACCATTCTTCAAAGATTTTGAGGTAGTAATTGGTGATGAGGCACATCTTTTTAAGTCTAAGTCACTTATAAGCATTATGACAAAGATGGATGCTGCTAAGTATAGATTTGGGTTTACTGGAACTTTAGATGGCACACAGACGCATAAGTGGGTCTTAGAGGGTTTGTTTGGGCCTTCTTACAAAGTTACACAGACAAAAGAGTTGATTGATAAGGGTCACTTATCTAAACTACAGATACATATATTAATTCTTAAACATAAACCAAGAAAGTTTGAATTATATGAAGAAGAACTACAACACATAATCACACATCAGAAAAGAAATAATTTTATTAAAAACCTAGTGATAGACTTGAAAGGTAACACTCTTGTCTTATTCAGTCGAGTTGAAGCACACGGTCAACCACTTTACGAACTCATAAATAATTTCATAAAAAATGACCGCAAGTTATTTTATGTACACGGTGGAGTGGATGCTGAAGAAAGAGAACAAGTCAGAGAAATCACGGAAACCGAAAGAAACGCAATCATAGTCGCATCTTATGGAACTTTCTCCACAGGAATTAACATTAAAAATCTTCATAACGTCATTTTTGCTTCTCCCTCTAAGTCAAGAATACGAAATCTTCAATCGATTGGACGGGTACTAAGAAAAGGAGATAGCAAAACACAGGCTGTTCTTTATGATATTGCTGATGATATCACGCATCT